GAATTTATTTTGTAATTCTGTTAATTCTTTATGCACGAGGATTCTTCTTTCTAGCTGTTTTGGTTCTAGCAAAAGAACGATTTTTGCTTTTTGATTTTACAGATAATTTACTCTTCTTATTATTCATAGGATTACCTGTGGTATGATGTACGTCTTTGCCATCACCTTTAGTGACTCGACCACGCTTTGCCATTATAGCTCTAGCCGCATTACGTGAAGCTCTTCGCTTTTTCTGCTTTGGCTTTCCGTGATATCTGTCGTACTCTTTTCTATAATTTCTATTCATGTCTTTTTGCGTGTTGTTTTTCTTTTTCTACCTGAAGCAGTAACAGACCACTTAACAGCTTTAGGACCTGTCTTCTTTTTAGCTTCCTGTTTACTTATTCTACCTGCAACGGCTTTTGGTCTACAAGCAGGATAAGGTCGTGACTTCTTTTCTTTGCCTGACCGACCACACTTTTTGCCAGTCTTAACATCACGCCAATCTTCTTTAAACCATTTAGTTAAGCCGCCTTTAGGTTTAGCCATTAGGAGTATCCACCACCACGCTTCTTATAGGTACGCACAAGCCAGGCATTTGCGTACGCACTTGGGTATACCTTGAACTTACGTTTAGCTTCTGCTTTTACTGAAGCGTATAACTTTGGGTTAGATGGTTTTGCACCACCCTTTTTTGCTTTCTTCTTTGCTGCCATGTGATACTCCTTTTACATGCATAAGTCTTCATACTTGGTTGTATGAAGTCTGTGTTTTGCTAATTCTCTAGCACTCGTGATTCCTATTCTACTGTTATGTCTTAGGATTTTTAATAACCAATTTATCATATGCTTCCTTAATCTCTTCTATAGTTCTCTTGCATCCAATACAAATATCATCTTCAAGTTTACATACGCCTATGCAAGGTGTTTCTAAAACTTGCCCATCCATTTACCTACAATCCATGCTAACAATCCTGAAAAGAATAATACAAATATAAATCCTATTCCGTAGCCCATATATTCCATTAACTCTGCTTGTCTTTTCTCTGCCATCTTCTCTTGATAGCGTCTTGACTTTCTTGCTTCAGCTTGGAAAGCCTGCCAATCTTGCCATAAGCCAGGTCTGCCTATGTATATCATCATCTTCTTGAGTTCTTCTTCTTTTTCTTTTATCTGTTCAAGAGCCATAAACTCTTCTAAATCAGAACTCCCCCCTTTGGCTTTTTGTTTACTTGCTTTCTTTTCCAATTGTTCCTTTGAAAATACAAAATCAGATATCTGTTTAGCACACCCTGTAAGTTCTTTTCCGTTGGATACAAAACTTTTTATTACACTGAAAGCTGCATTTGCTGCTGCGAGTTCTGCTAACATTATCTTTTCCTTATGGGTTTACAATATGCTGTTATTCTTAGATTAGGTCCTTCCTTTTGTGGTATCGAAGGTTGCTTTGTTAATCTCTCTGCAAAATACAAACATCTATCTATATCCTGGAAAGTTTGTGTTTGGTCTACTACTCTTATTCCCATCATAAACACCAACACAAACTCAATCATTAATTAATGAAATCCAACTCCAGTTGTTCTTCAATTGATTTTTCTTCGTGACAGTCGCAGTTACACTCGTCACAATCGCAATCGTAACATTCGCAAGTCTCGCATCTATTTTTTCTTTTGTCGTTCATGTGCCCTCTTTAAACTTTCTTTAGCTGCTTTTGCTATTTTAACTACTTCGGTTTTACCCATGACCTTTGCACGTTGTTCCATAACTGTTAGGATTTGTATCTTTCGTGCATAAGGTTTATTAACTTTTCTAACTTTTGCGACTGTCGCTCTAGCATCTGCTGGAGTAGCAAACTTAATGCTAACAGTGTCTTTGGGGTTTTCATCAGTATATAAACGTCTATCCGACCCCTTTGGCTTTTTCCCCGTCCCGACTTTAGGGTCACTTTTTTTTCTTTTTGCCATGACTACTCTTATATCTTGTTCGTTGGTCTTTTTCTATTTTACTTAAAACTTTAGCTTGTTTAGCATGAGCCTTAGATGCTTTTTTTAATTTACCTACGATTGTTTTTAAAGGTTTAGTATAATGTGGCATTATGTCTTTCTCTTCTTTTTAACTTTGTCACCATCTGAATATAAGTTATTAAAAGTTATTGTAGGGTCTAAGTAAGTTTCATGCGACTCTGCAGAGTGTGTCCACTGTGAAGGACTAAAGTCTGGTGCACCTTCTCCAGTTCTCCATAGTGCAGGACTTGTTGCTCTAACTCTGTTGTTAGGTAAAGCTACAATATTACCTGTCCATTTACCTGCATCAGTTAAGTACAATACATGAGACTGCTTATGTTGTGCTGGGTCATCTGCAATGTCATTCTCTGTGTAATCAACTGTAAATAAATACTTACCTTTATGGAACTGATTATCAATCTTACATAGCCATGGAGAAGAGCTGACTCTATCCATAACTACAACACTATGTGTTCTTGATTCGCAATCCCATGGTTGACACAAATGGTCTTCCATAGGTTCTGCCCATTCTTCTACAGGTATATCTGCGACTAGGGCTTGTATGGGCATCCTTGCCCACATTGCTCCTCCATGCACATTCGCATCAGGACCATCTTCTCGGTCTACTTCGCAACCAGTGAAAACAACTTGGAAGCTTAAAGACCTATCTGGGATTGTGTTTACGGCTATAACCATAGCATGAAGAAACTCTCCATGATACTTTTGATGGTTACACGTAAACTCCCTACGTACCCAACACTTAAAATGGGGTACGTTACTTATGAGATACGGCATTACTTACGTCTTATTGCTCCACCCCTGGCATATCCCTTAGTCATCTTAGAGCCGCCCATTTTCATTTTAGTCTTAGCTCCACCACGAGCCATGCCCTTGGTCATTTTCATTCCGCCACTTTGCATTTTCTTGATTGGCTTCTTTTTCTTCTTGCCACCATTAGCAGCACCTTTAGTATGTTTAGCCATTAGTATCTCCTTATATAGCTATTTTCTTCTTCTTTTGCTTACCTAGCAAATCCATACTTTTGTATGGGGTCTTCTTATCTATGTTCTCAGGATGCTCTTCTTTCATACCAAGTCCAAGTCCTAAAAATGATTCTTTTTTTGCTTTTCTAAATTTTTTCAAATCTTTTTGATATCTGTCTTTTGGTAACATAAATTCTTTAATTGGCATTTTAGATTGTTCTTTTGTTGGCTTTATAATTTTTGTAGGCATATCAAAACCTTCTAATAGTCTACCTTCTAAACGTCTTAATTTAACTCCCCTTTTTCCTACATCAGGAGCAAACTCGCTCATTCTTTTTCCCCCTGGAAAGTATTTACCTCCATCAGGTAATTCAATCATGCCTGACCCTTTCTTTAATCTAGGCACATTAGTTGGTAATTCCATGATATGCTTTTTCTTCATTTATTTTATAAATCTTTTTAGGGTTTTCATATCTTGGTCAGATATTTTATCTTTATTAAAAATATTATCTAACATTTTTACGTCCTGGTCAGATATACGAGGATTATTGAAGACTTTATCTTTCATATTCTTAGCTTGAATTTTATTCTTTATTTGTTTATCCCTATCAGACATCAACGTACCGTCTTTAGCTTTTTTAATATTTGCTATGCCGACTGCTAAACCACTTTTAGCTTTCTTAGTTTTCTGTTCTTTCATACTTTTTTCAATAGCTTTTTGTCTAGCTGTTTCGTATCCAGACATCTTACCATCTTTATCAAGGTCTCCTAATAAAGCACCTTTCATTAATCTTGGCACGTTAGTTGGTAGTTCCATAATTGATTTCTTAGGAAGTTTAGCAGCTCCCATTTTATTTTTAGGTACTCCTTGATTTTGAAACATCTTAATAACCTTATCATCAGACATACTAGGTGGCAAACCCATTTTAAATCTATACATATCCGCTAAATCTTTTTTGCTAGTATCTTTACGTAACTTTACCTTACTTGTATCAACTTTATCATCCTTGCCAATTTTACTAACAGCCCCTTTTGACTCAGTCATAAATTTTCTATCTTTAGCTTTTTTTAAATCCTCATTTGTAATTTCTTCCATTACACTGGTACTCCTAGTTTAATAATGCGTGCTATTAGCCGCTCTGCTCTCTCAGTTGTCTGCTTATGCCATCTAGAGTTTTCCATCTCTTCAGCAGCTTTAATCCAATCTGCATCATTTATCGCTGCAATAAATTTTTTAAATTGACTTAATCTTGGTCGCCCTAATTGGAAACACATATTGGCAATTACTAATTGTGCCTCTTCTGGTAAATTATTAAAATCAGGAAATATCTCATGACAATCTGATAAAGTTACATTTATGTCAACAGTAAACCATTCGTCTACTTTTTCATTTGGTATCTTTGTGCCTACAGGCTTATCATAATAATCTGTATCCCATTCAGTAATAAGGTGTCCGATTCCCCCTGTTAAATGCCCAAGTGAGCAGTTATAGGTTTCATACATAACTCCTTCATCATCTGCTATCTCATTTTGTAGTGTAATTAAATTCATTTACTTCTTCTTGAACATCTTTGCAGCTTGTCCAACTCCTTTGATTCCAAAACTTGCACTAATTGCAATATATAATAAGTACTGATACCACTCTGGAAGAGTTGCCAGTATTGTGAATCCATGTTCAACATATTCCGTCATCCCTGGAATAAAAACTAAAATTGCTGGGGTGAGTAGCACCACTAACGCAAATTCGTCTTTCCAAGAATCCACAGTAGCATCTGCCATCTTACCTTCCCATGCAACCTCACCTGCTGCAACTTTCTCTGCAACAGTAGCACGAGCACGAGCCTCTGCGACCTTAGCTTGTCCTTCTGCCTTTGTCTTCTCGACTTTGTTCTCAAACCAAGTCCCAGCTAAACTAGCTATAGGTCCAATTAATGCACTGAGCACTATATTCTCCCCTGTGACTTATGTAGTAATTTTACATAACGTCTATAACAATTGTTGCTAATCTTATTAAGTACCTTAAATAATCTAAAGTTTAATTCTATTAACACTTCCATCTTCTCCTTGCTTGTCTTAAACGACTATTAGGATTCTTAGCTGCCTTTGGAAACTTCTTCATCTGTCCTGCACTTCTAGCACAAAATGACTTTCTTCTTTTAGCTGCTTTACTTCCTGGTTTTACTTTACCTGTGACGGCAGTCTTTAATTTACTGCCAGGGTTATCTCTTCGATACTTAGCCACACCTTTTTTGGTCATACCAGCACCAGCCTTAGTTGGTCGCTTATGTCCGCCCTTTATGGTGTGCCCTTTCATACCTGTCATTAGATATTCTTCTTAGTAGACTTTTTACTGAAAGGGTCTACACATTTATACTTCATAGCCACGTAATTAGGCATGTGTACTGGTAAATCCCTAGCTATTTCGTATGCTCTTTGTATACATTGCTTCTCAGTCTTATAAGGTCCATACAAATCCTCTAGTGCTTGACATATGTTCGGATTTGTTGATAAACATACTAATACAAGTGTCTTAAACATTCTTCTTCCTAAAAATAATGGGCGAGACCGACATTAGTATAATCTCGCCCTAAACTTGAGTAACTGCAGCGAACCCCG